CGTTGGGCTCTTTGCTCGGATCTTTCTTGACGGCGAAGCGGATGATCGCCGGCCGCCCCGCGGTGGCGTCGGTCGCGACGGAGAGGTCGATCAGGTTCGGCGTCGTGGCGTCGTCGGTGATCGTGACAAGGATGTCGTCCGAGTCACCTCGGACAAGCTCGATGTCCACGATCGCCGGTGCCTTCGTCGCCATGCCCTAGCACTCCTTGATCCGCGCCGTGGCCTTGAGGCTCACGAGCGTGGCGGTGAGCCGGTCATCGCGCACGGTGCCCGACACCCGGCTCTCGGATACCACGCCGCCGAGCTTGGTGTCCGCCGACACCGCCCCGGAGAGGCGCGGGGCGACGAGCGCCGCCCCGAGCAGGGTATCCCCCGCCACGGCGCCGGTCACGCGGTCGGACGCGGACAGCACGACCACGGATCCCGCGTCTTGATCGGGGATCCATCCGCCGGTGACGAGCGGCGACGGGCCGGTGCTCATGGCGTGAGCACCCGGAGCAGCTCGGTCCACGTGGTCGGGCCGGGGTAGCTCGCTGTGACGTCTATCGTGGCGATGGGGCTCACGTCGGCGAGCGCGTCGGCCTTGGTGGCGTAGAGCTTCCGGCGGGCGACGAGCGGGCGGCCGGTGCTTGGATCTGGCGTGAGCATCGTGTCGCGCACGTTCTCGCCTTGGTGGGCGAGGAGCTTGAGCAGCGCCAGCTCGAAGTCGGAGACGATGCGGAGGTGCTCCACGCCGGGCTCGTGGTCGGTCGGGAGCGTGTGCGGGGCGTCGTGGTAGGTCTCGAACACGGCGGAGTAGTGGCCGGCCACGGGCACGGCCCACGAGCCCTGATAGAGCCCCGTCCACGCCGGCGCGCCGGCGAGGTCGATGGCGCTTCCGATCTGCGCCCCGGTGCTGTCGATGATGCGGGCGCGCGGGAACTTCCCGCCGGCACGGTCGGCGAGCACAAGCTCGAGGAGCAGGGGCTTGCCGACGGTGCCGAGGATCATGCGGTCTTCGCGGGCGGGTAGACGAGGAAGAGCCCGGTGTTCTCGCCGCGGTCGCGCTTGCTCTGCTTGCGCTTGGCGATGGCCCGGTCGAGGTCCGCAGAGCACGACTCGCTCTCCGCCATGACGTTCTCGAGCATCGCCAGCTCGGCGTCAGCGCGTGAGCCCGTGCGGAGCTTGTGTTGGATCTCAAGCGCCTTCGCCACGTCCACCTGCGACACGGCTTCTTGCTCGATGAGCAGAGCGCCGAGGAGGTGATCGTTTGCGCGCGCTTGCACGCCGACGGCCTTGTAGAGCTGCTCCTTCGTGATCTTCTGCATGCGGAGCAGGATGGAACCGATCGACGATTCGTCGTCGAACGGGCTCTGCTTCACGTCCGGGCACTCGACCTTCTTCGACGTCTTGCGAAAGAGCCTCATCGTTCCTCCATACGCGCAAGAGCGTCGACGAGCTTCCGGCTTTGCTCGTTGGACGCCTGCAAGAGAGGGATCTGCTTCTCGACGCTGGCGACGATGCGATCATTGAGCGCCTGCGTCTGCGTCGCGTGCTCGAGATCGCGCCGGCGCATCTCGACGAACAGGAAACGGATCACGGCCCCCGCGACGATCAAGAGGGTCCACGGGCCGCCTTTCATCAGTAGCTCTAGCATCTCCGCCATCGTCATTTGTGTTGGCCTTCCCATCGCTACGGTACGTCACGCGATCTTGGTGAGCCACTTGTCCGCGCACCGGAAGCCCTCGTCGATCATGCTCTCGACGGCCTTCTCGTCCATGCCGAGGTCGAGCCCGCCGTGCTTCGTGTCGAGCAGCATGACGCGCGCGAACATGGCGTCCTCCACGTGCTCGTGCGCTGTCGCCTCGATGAAGTCGTCGATCATCGTCAGGAGTCGTTCGATCTTCGTCTTGAACCGCCGCACCTTGGTTGGATCGGTGCCTCGGAAACGCATCCCGATCACGTCCTTGCCGTCGCCGAAGATGTCGAGCGGGAAGTTGGCGCCGAAGCCGCCGTCCTCGTGCCACTCGCCGTTGATCAGGCACGAGTCGAACACGGGGAGGCTCATCGACGCGCGAACGAGCCGCGGGATGTCGTTGCAGTCCTTCGCATCCTTCGCGCTCCACACGCGATGCGCGCCGCGGCCGAGGTTGAACGTGACGACGTGTAGCGGGATCTTGCAATCCTCCCACTTGTTCGGGAGCACCTCGCGGAACTTGGCGAGGAACCGTTCACCCTTCCAGATCCCCTTGTAGGGATCGAGCGCGAGCAGCTCGACGAACCACCGCTTGTCGAGCAGCGGGCCGGGGAGGCACTTCTTCGCCAACGCCTCGAGCGCGTGTGAATCCATGCCGCGGGCGATGCCGGCGGCGATGATGGCGCCGCCGGAGACGCCGCACACCTCGGTCGGGCGCATGCCGGCCTTCTCAAGACGCCGAAGCGCGCCGATGAACACCGGATAGCGCGTGCCGGAGCCGGAGAGCACGAGCTTCATGGCGCGTCCTCTTTCTCTGACAGCTCCGCGCGTTTCTTGTCGAGCAGCGCGTCGATCTCCTCTTTCGTCTTGTGGTCGCGCAGCTTCACCTTCTTCGCCGGCTGCACCTCGACGCCATCCACGACGATCTTCTTGTTCTCGTGATCCGCCATGCTCACTCCTCGTACCAAAGGAACGTGACGCCGAAGGTTGGATCGGTGGTTCCGACGCTGTGATAGATGGAACGAGCGTAGAGGCCGGCGACCACCTTGGCCGCTGCCTCCACGCGAAGCTCATCCTGAAACAGCTCTACTGCGGGGACGAAGGCCGTGCGCACGTACTTCGACAGCTCCAACACGTCGACGCCGACGGTGAGCCCGTAGTAGGCGAAGAGCCCGAGCACGTCGTCTTTGTCGACGATGGCGAACTCGACGTAATCGCCGTCGGCCGCGCCCTTCACCCAATAACGGCCGCCTTGAAGGTAAATCTGATCGGTGAGGACGACATCGAAGATCGCGTGCGTGCCTGCGGGCACGACGTTGCGCTTGCCCTGAAAGACGGTGTGCTGCTTGACGAAGGCGTAGGCGCTTCGCGTGAAAATCTCGTTGCCGTCTTGGTCTCTCGGCATGTCAGGTATCCCGTTCCGAGAAGTCGAAGCTCGCGTTCAAGGTGGCGTTGTTCACGGCGGGCACGCCGTAGGCGGTGACGCGAGCCGGGCCGATGATCTTGATCGGGTTGGTGAGCTGCCGGACGATCGACGCCACGGTGACGAGGAGATCGCTCACGATCAAGTCGGGCGCGAGCGCTGCTGTCGGATCTTTGGATCGGAGAAAGAACGTAGCGTTGGTGCCGCTGCCGCCGCTCGCCGCGCTCACGATGTACGTGGCGAGCGTGGCCGTCTTGCCCGCCGGCACGTAGTGGTGGCCCCACAGCGTGCGGTTGTCTCCGACGCCGGCCGCGATGGTGCCGAAGCCGATCGATCCAATCACGGTGCCGGTGCCGACGTTGTTGGCGTAGAGGGAGATAGCGCCGGCGTTGGCGCCGCCGCTTCCGACCTCGGTGACGACCAACGACTCGATGAAGCAGACGTCGGCGGCGACAAGTGCGACGGCAGTCAAGCCGTTCAGCGTCACGGTCTCCGTGAACGGACCCGCCATCGCCTGATCGAAGTACGTGACCCGCACCTTGCGCGCGCCCGTACCGGCGGCCGCGTCGTTCGCGCTCGTCGACTTGAGGCTGCGCACGGCGTTCGTGGTCTGCTCGGTGTACGGCGTGGAGCGCACGGCGTTGATGGTGGCGGCGGTGCCGCCGCCGAGGATAGCCGTGCCCGTGGTGATGCCAACGTCGGCGTCGTCAGGCGAGTCGACGAACACGGCGAACGGCTCTTGATCGCTGGCGAAGGTGACGGGAAGGCTCGCCGCCTTGACCTTCTGCCCGACGGTGGGCGTCGTGCTGCCTAGCCACGATCCAATGTTGGAATCCAGACGCCCGCCGACGAGGGCGGCCGGAAGCTGCGCGATGAAGCGGTCGTAGAGATCCTTGAGGCGGCCGAGGACGGTGTTTGCGGCCGGCGATGCGACGACAGCGCCCACGCGCGCAACGAAGTCCGCCTCCGTCAGTCGCGTCGCCAGCGTCGCTTCTGTCGCGGCGCCGGTGGGGAGCGCGCTCGCCGTGACCTTGGCGTCGACGCCGAGGCGGTAGACGGCGCCGTCGATGATGACGGCGACCTTGTTGCCTGCCTCGTCGTACAGGATGGCGGCGGGGGAGAGGTTGCTCATGCGAGCGCCCGTGCGCGGCTGCTCTCAAACGGCCCGGTGTACGAGATCGTGTCGGTGATCGTGGCGAGGACGGTGGTCCCGTCGGCGGCGTAGATGCGCCACACGACCGACGTCGGCGTCGCGCCCGTCCACGTGATCGACTTGCGCACGAGCGCGGTGTTGTCGGCGCGCTTCCACAGCTCTTCGGTGGGGAACACGGTGCCGGTGGTCGTCTTGGTGGCGCCGGTGGCGAAGCCTTCGGCGGGGCCTTCGTCGATGAAGTGAATGAGCTGCAAGATCGCCGCGTGCTGCGCTGGCGAGAGCCCGGAGCCGCTTCGCGGATCGAATGTGCCTCCGGCGTCGCGGAGCTGGAAGGCGCCGATGGTGCCGTCGTAGCGCATGGCGCCGTTCAGCGATGGCGCGCCGGGGTTGGAGCCGAGGCGGATCTCTTCGTCCTCCTCGAGCGCCCCCGGTCGGCGGTCTGGCGTCTTAGCCATCGCGCTTCCCCCGCTTGGCTTTCATCGACGGGCCGGGGCGCCTGCCGGTGACGCGGCGGGGTTCGGCGGCGGGGTCAGGGAGGGCGCCCGCGGCTTTCGCCAGCTCGTCGGCGGCCTCGGCCGCTTCCGCGCGCGTGATGGCCTCCGCCTTGGCCTTTTCGACCTCGAACGCCTGCTTGGCGACGGCGACGGCGGCGTTCAAGCCCGCGGCCTTCCCGCGCGTCCCGTGCAGCTCGGCGCCGGCTTGCGCGCCGAGCTTCGACAGATCGGCGCCGAGCCGACCGATGGCGTCCTTCACGAGCTTGGCCGTTTCCAGATCCATCTTGCCGGAGTCGACGTCCACCTCGACGCGCTTCTGCGCCGTGGCCGCAAGCACCACGGCGCGCGCGATCCATTCGACGCCGCCCTCGATGCGCAGAGCGTCGCGCTCGGTCGCCTCGAGCACGTCGTCGAGGCGCGCGCCGATCTCGTGCGCCGTCGACATCTTGATCTGCGCCTTCTCCACGCTCACGCGATCACCTCATCGTTAGGCGATCTTCTTGATCACGCAGAGCACGTCGCCGGTCTTGAGCTTGAACTCGAACTTGAGCTTCGCCGCGCCCGCGAGCGTCGTGCCGGGGTAGTAGTCGTTGTTCGCCGCCGCGTCGACGCCGGGGCGCATCAGCTCGCCGTTCACGAACACGTCGTAATCCTGCAAGAACGAGCCGCCGCTCATGTCGGGGAGCGCCACGTCGAGGTTGCCGTCGGCGAGGCTCACGTCGACGTTCTCGTTCGCGTCGGCCGTGACGTTGGCGTAGGTCTTCGCTTCGCTGCTCGCGTTGTACGCCTGCGCGATGGCGTTGAGCAGCGACACCTCGCCGAAGGCGGTCTCGAAAGCGTCCCACTCCGCCGTGGTGTCGGAGAGCTTGATCCCGCTCGTCTGCGCCCACGTGGAGCCGGTCTGGTTGCCGTCGTCGAGGAGCAGCTCGGCGGCGCCGAGCACGCGGAGGTCGCCGGCGGTCGACTCGAGCACGCCGTCGTTCACGCCGACGTGGATCGGGCGGGTGCCGCCGGTGCGCGCGCGGATGCCCGCGTTGAAGTCGTTGATCACGGCATCGACGTTGAACACGTCGACGTCGGCCTTCACCTGCACCTCGCTCGTGCCGCCGGCGCTGCCCTCGAGCACGGTGAACAGCTCGGCCTCGAGGTCGTCGCGGATCGACCACTTGATCCCGGCCGCCTCGAGATCGAGGAAGGCGCTCGTGAGCTGATCGACGGGGGTGGCGGCTTGGTTGTCGTAGGCGCGCTGGCGCGTGACGTCGACGGCGGTGGCCTGATCGACGAAGTTGGCGTCGAGGGGAAGCCACGCATCCTCGGGGATGGCGTCGAGGTTGATGCGGGCGACGTAGGCGTAGTTGATCGTCTTGCCGGCGATGTCGCCGACGGGGCAGGCGATGAGGTCGTCGAGGCCGGCGTTCAGGATGACGAACGACAGCTTGACGCGCGCTCCGGCGCTCGTGTCGTCGAAGGCGGCGCCGTCGGCGCCGGTGCTCTCGTACTGCAAGAGCGCGAACACGTCCTTGCCGGCGCTTTGGATCTTTTGACCCGTGGTGGAGTCGCGCACGATGCACAGGTTCTTCGGGCTGATCGCGTTCTGGCCCGCCAGCTCGATCAGCTCATGGACGAGGAAGCCGGCGCCGGAGAGCGCGGACTGCGCGACGACGGCGCCGTTCTGCGAGAGCGCGACGGCAGCGACGAGCGTGGGCGCCTCCGCCCCGGCGACGGAGAGCAGCTCGAAGTTTTGCGCGGCCGTGACCGAGACGTCGGTGAGCACCTGCACGCGCCGGAGCTGCTTCTTGCCTTCGATGTCGGCGAGGTCGGTGTGGACCGTGGCGAGGCTGCGGCCGGAGAGCGCGGCGTACCAGTTGGCGTCGCCGGTGGCCCGCTTCACCTGCGAGCGCAGGCTGTTGAGGTCGCCCTCGATCGACGCCGCGCCGGTCTGCAAGGCGATGCCGGCGGCGAGCGTGTCGTCGTAGGTGAACGACGGGCGGATCTGCGATTCCTGCCGGACAAACGTGCGAGCCATGGTGATCCAACCTTTCAGACTACAAAGTAGTCCGCGAATACCTTGTCGCCCGCCACGGGCGCGTGAAGCAGCACCACCGTATCAAACCCGGTGCCGGGTCCGCCCGACTCGGCGACGGTGTAGTCGTCGGTGAGGAGCAACCGCTGGCCGTTGAGGTGGACGCGCGCGGAGAGCCCCGGAGGGGCGTGGATGAACGCATCCGGCGTGGTGAAGGTGAGGTTCACGCCGTCCACCACGCCGGCCAGCAAGACGCCCTCTCGAGCGTCTGCTGCCGGCAGGGCTTTCCGTCTGACAAGCGGCATGGCGCACCTCTCGGCGCGCTACAGCACGCGCAAGCCCATGAGGGCCTTGAACGTGGTGGTTCCTCCGCTGCCAGCGAGCCACAGATCGGTGAACTCGAACATGCCCTCAAGGAAGCCCGCGGGTGCGATCTCGTAGTAGAGCTGCCAGCCGGCGCCGGCGGGATCCAAGCCGGGGTTCTGCGGGTACACGCGCAGCGGGTTCGCCCCGATGTTGTCGATGCGCGTCCACACCGTCTTCTGCTCCGCAAGGAACTGAAACGGCGCGAGCGCGTTCGCGTCAGCGAGGGGTGCCCCCGGCACGGCCGGTGCCGTGCCGCGGAGCGGCTTGGGGATTCCACCTCGGATGATCATGGATCAGCTCGCCACGACGGCGGAGGCCGCACACGCGGCGTTGATCTTCGCCTTGATCTCGTTGACGAGGGTGATCGCCGTGGCGAGGTCGCTCGCGTCGGCGCTCGCGATCGGCCCGAGCGCGGCGAGGAAGCTCCCGAGCTGCACGGGGGAGATGCCGTCCATGCGGCCCATCTCGGGGAGATGTTCGCCGAGCTTGTTGAGACCGCGCTTCTGCTCGGCCGAGATGTTGGTGGGTGCTGCCATGGTCGTATGCCTCCGGTGGTGGGTCCAAGTATCACGGCGTGCGCTCGACGGCGCAACGCGAGGTTCAGCTCATGCTGTCGTAAGCGCGCTCGATCACCTCGAGAAGATCCGTCTTGCTCATCTTGTGGTTGAAGTCGCCGGGCTGCACGTGGCCCGCGATCTTGAGCTTCTCGAGGTTGGCGAGCAGATCGTGCTTCGACGTGTCCGTGCTCTGCGAGGGCCACTCCGGCGGAGCAGGCTCGGGATCCATCGCCGGTTCCTCCGCGGCCTTGGCAGGCTCGGCCGGCTTCGACGCCTGCATCGCCTTGGCGGTCTCCTCCGGCGAGAGCACGCGCCCTTGGGCGTCGGCGAGGATCAGAGCTGGCGGCCCGTTCGGGCGCTTGTACGGCGCCGTGGCGAGGCTCGGATCGGCCCACTTCCCGTCGTTCTGCAAGAGGAGCGGCGCGTGCTCGTCGTCGACCTCGACGTAGCCGTCGGCGCCGATCGTGTAGAGCTTGCCGGCGACGGAGAACTTCTCGCCGCGTTCGTGGTTGAGCTTGCAGAAGAGCTTACGTGCCATCGTTGGATCTCCTCAAAAGGGAAGGGCCGCTGCTCGGATCGTGTCCGTGCAGCGGCCCATCCTAGCCGGCACTCATGCCGGCGTCACCCGATCAGACGGCGAGGTTCTTCGTCCCGTCGATGCGGCCGACGTTCTTGAACAGCACGTTCTTGTTCGGGCTGTGCAGCGTGAGCGTCAGGTAGAGCACCTGCGACCAACGCATCGACGTGTCGACGGTGGCGAGCGGGATGCGCGTGAACGGCGCGAGCTGCTTCACCATGATGTTCTCGCGGTTGCCCTGCAACAGCGCGGCCTTCGTGGTGCCGGGGAGGTCACGGTTGAGATCCCCGAAGCTCGTGACGGCGCCCGTGCGCTTCACGGTGATCATCTCGACGGCCTCGGCGAGCAGACCGTTCACCTTCGTGCGGGAGATGACGTAGCACGACGCCAACGGCGAGCCGTCGGTGATCGTGAACGACACCTTCTGTCCCGCGGCGACGGTGATGGCGGCGCCGCCGTTCACGTCGACGGGGATGGAGAGGCCGTAGCGGTTCTTCGCCACGACGCGGTAGCGGTAGTCGCCCGCGTCCGTCGCGATGAAGAGCGAGGTCTCGCCGCCGCCGGGAGCGCCCGCGGCGCCGACGCCGATGGTGGGCACGCCGGGGCGCTTGGCGATGTCGCCGACGCCGGCCGCGATGGGCGCGCGACCGGGCTCGATGAACACGTCGGGCTGGAAGCGGATCGGGCCAGCCTGCGTGCGCATGCCCTTCACCGCGAAGCCGACGTAGCCGTCGCCGCCGCCGGCCGGGACCGGGATCTCCGACCGCTGCGTCGGGTAGAAGAGCCGGGCGAGGTCGCTGTAGACGCCATCGGCCATCCACAGATCCGTCGGGATGCCGTAGTTGGGCGAGGCGCGGATGACGTGCGCCGCCTCTTCGATGACGTCTTGGTTGAGCGGCTTGCCGCGCATGTCGACCACGTTGGGCGACTGCGCTTCGAGCTGCGCGAAGAGGCCGTCGAACTCGGCCGGGACGAGGTTGCTGTCGGCGTAGAAGAGCGCCTTCTCCACCTGCCGCAAGAGCCACATCGTGCCGTTCACCGTCTCCTGCGCGACCGCGGAACCGATGTGGGTGCGCACCGTCTGCATCACGTGCGTGATGCGCCGGGTCGTGCCCATGTACTTCACGATGTTGAACTCACGCGAGTAGGTCGCGTCGTCCTCGGCGGGCAGCTCGCCTTCCTCGATGAAGGCCGCGACGCCGTTGCCGTACTCACGGAGCCGGCTGTACTCCTCGACCGTGTTGTAGGCCGGGGTCTTGTCGAGGAACTTCCAGAACTGGATGTGCTCCATCCGGTACGTCACGTTCTTCAACGTGCGGTCGAGCGACTCCGGCTTGAGGGTGAAGCCGTCGCCGGCGACCACCGCTCCGGGCGCGTTGCGCTCTTGCCCCGAGCGCAAGGCTTTGTTGAGGTTCTGCATCTCCTCGGCGCTCGCCGAGCCGAAGCCCTCGATGCCGTCGTAGTCGGAGGTTCCGACGAAGGTTCCGTAGCTCATGTGATTATCTCCTTGGATCTTTGTGAGAGGTGAGGGTGGTGAGCGACGCCGGCTAGGCGTTGAGCCCGAGGGTGGTGGGGTCGATGCCGCGCGCCTTGCAGACGAGGCGCATGGCGTCGGGGGAGAGGAGCTGCGTGGTCTCGTAGCGGCTCGACTCGAGGACGAGATCCACGCCGTCGACGACGCCTTGCTTGCCCTCGCTCTTCTCGAGCAGCTCGTCGAGGGTCTGCAAGATCACGCCCTTCGTGAGCTGCACGTCGTTGCCCTTGCCGCCCTGCGACTTGCGGATCGCGCCGCTGTCGTTGACCTTCTGGCCGACGCTGGTGCGCGCGACGCCCTTGGCGGGAGCCGCCTCGACGCTGGCCGTGGAGACGCCGGCGAGGCTCTTCTTGAGCGCGCGGATCTCCTTGTCCTGCGAGATGACGACGGCGCCGAGCGCGTTGAGGCTCTTCGCCAGCGCGCGGTTGAACTCGCCGACCTCGGAGAAGCTCTTGGTCATCTCCTCGCGGCTGTTGTCGAGCGCCTCGGCGACCTTGGTGAGAGCGGCGTCGAGGAAGTCGGACACCTCGAAGCCCTGCGCGATCTGCGGATTCTCCATGAACGTCTCCCGGTTGCTCTTCTCGAGCGTGGTGGTGTCGTCGGCGAACGACGACATCTCGGCGCGCTCCGACTTGGTGAGGGGGGTGCCGGACGCGAGCTTCGCCGCCAGCTCGCGCTCGCGCGGGTTGACGCCGTTGGCCGAGGCGTTGGCGATGTTGTCCATCTCGTCGAGCGCCTTGACGAGCGTGTCCTCGGTGAGATCGCTCTTCGCGGCGTCCTCGTCGATCTCGTCGTCCTCGTCGTCGATGCCGTCGTCGTCCTCATCGTTCTCGGCGGCGCCTTCGGCCTCGCCTTCCTCGGAATCCATGTCCGCCTTCACGATGGGCTCGTCGTCGATGGTGGGGGTGGTCGTGCGCTTCGCCATGTTCTTGCTCCGTTTGTGGGGTCCGCCGGTCAGGCGGCGTGTGAGACGACGAACTGAAAGATCCGTGCTGCCGTCGTGGTGGTGATGCCGGGGTACCGGCCGTGGATCAGCTTGAGCGCCTCGCTCTTCGTGAGCTTCTTGCGCTTCTTCTTCTTCGACGACGCCGGCTGCGCGCCGTTGGCCGACGCTTCGGTGAACCCGGCGGGCGCCGCGCCGCGCGGCGAGCCGACGGGCGCGCGAAAGCCGATGGCGTTGGTGTAGCCGCCGAGCGATTCAGGCATGAGCGCCCGGCCGCTGCCGGGGGTGCCGCCGCCGTCGCCGTCTTCGCCGCCGCCGGCCTCGAGCGCCTTGCTCATCTCGACGGCGCTCAAGCTCTTGGCGAGCACCTCGAGCGCGGTGCGGTTGTTCACCGGGCAGTTGGTGATCGCGACGTTCTTGACGATGGCGCGCGCGACGATGGGCTCGCCGGCCTTGCTCATGCGCTGCGTGACGCGGCCCTCGACGGAGAAGCCGAGGCGCCGCGGCGTCTTCTGCAACGACTGCGCGAGATCCCACAGCTTGTCGCTCGGCGGATGGCCTTGGAGCAGGTAGCCCTCGACGAACCACCCGGTGCGGTCGGCGTGCGAGCCGCTCGGCATGCGCTCGCCCTTGCGGATGAGCTTCGCCGTCTCGGGGAAGCCCACGATGTCGGCCGTCGCCTTGGAATGGTTGTCGTTGAACCACCCGTCGGCGAGGAACGGGGAGAAGTCGAGCCCCTCTTGCAGCACGCGCTCGTTCTGCTTGTCGAGATCCGCGGTGGACACGAAGCCACCGATGCGCCGCGCCTTCTCGGGAGCGACGCCGGCCTTCTCGAACGCCTCCATCTCGAAGTCGAAGGCGAATGTGCTCTCGGTCTCTCGCACCTTGGATCTCCTAAAACGAAAACGGGCGGCACCGCTTTCGCAGTACCGCCCGCCTCTTGTGACCGTTCGTGGTCTAGGCCGTTGGGTCCGGTGGTCAGGCTAGAGGCTGGATCACGGGCGCGTCAAGCGCGTCGTTACGAGCTTCGGCGCCGGTTCATCCGCGGGGCACGCGCTCTTTGCGAGCGTGACGGGGATGGGGATCTCTGCCTTGCAGCGCTGGCAGTTGGTCACGCACGTCGTGCCGTCGGCGGAGAAGACGAGGATCGGCACGCGGACCTTGAGCTTGCCGTCGCTCTTCTGCAAGAGGTTGGCGTTGCAGACGGGGCAGCGCATCAGGCTTCGCCTCGGGCGCGCGCGATGCGCACGGGATCCATGGGCGGCTTGTTCGCTTGTCGACGTGCGAGGTCATCGCGGATGCGTTCGCGCTTCACCTCTGCGCCCTCGCGCGCGCCCTCGCGCGCGTCCTTGAGCGTGTCGGGTGCGAAGTGCTGCACGCCCTTCGGCGGCTTGCGCATCCGCTTCGCCGGCTTGAACCGATCCTCGGGAGAGAGGCGGCTCGCGCGCGCGACGGCCTTGCCCTCGTCGCGCTGCTTCTTCCGCTTCTTCTTCCCCTTCACGGTGAGCCCCATCTCGTCGGAGATCCCGACGATGTTCGCCGGACGCTCCGGCCGCGGGGAGTCTTCGTTCCCTCGCCAGCTCATCATACCGAGCCGCGCGGGCGAGCTGCCGAGCTGCTCAAGGGCCTCGGCGGCGCTCTTGAGCACGTCGATCGCGTCTCGGATCTTTGGCTTCTCGACGTCAGAGAGGAACGGCCCGCGGAATGGATCTTTGTAGAAGTCCGCGACCGGGCCGTAGTCGGCCTCGTGGAGCTTCGTGTACTCGGGCGCCGACATCTCGTGCGCGTGGAGCGCGTGCGAGATGGCCTCGCGGTGCTCGGCTTCGGCGTCGTGACGGCCCTCCCATCGGTAGTCGGCCTCGATGCGGTGGGCGGGCACGGGGCGGCCGCTGTCGACCATCGCGTGCTCGTGCATGATCTCGGCGCGCGTCTTGAGGTGGGCGAGCTTGCCGCCGCCGAAGGCTTCGACGATGGCGTCGCGCTTCCTCTCGGTCACGGTGCCCTTGCCGTGGTGCTGCTCGATCTCGGCGCCGGGGATGCCGGCGAAGTGAACGGACCACGCGCTGTTCAGCTCCGCCTCGAGCACGTGAAGCATGACGGCTTGGCGGTTGTCGGTCGTCTCCGCCTTGTCGGCCGCTCGCAGATCCTCGAGAAACTTCGTTGGATCTTTCTTGAACGCGCTCATCTCTTTCAGGGAGAGCCTTGCGCGAGCGCCGACGGCGGCGCGTTGCTTCGGCGGGAGCCACTCGCCGGGATAGGAAATGTTCTCGTGGTACTCCTCGCGCTCGAACGCTTCGCCAGCGAGGCGCTTGATCGTCCGGTCGGTGGCGGCGGTGAGCTTGCGCGGCCGCGACCATCCGCCGGCCTTCGTCGGCTTGGATCGCTCGACGGCGCTCGTGATCTTCACGCTGTCGAGGAACACCTCGGACGCCGGCGATGCGCGCTTGGCGGCCGCCATGACCTCATCGTAGCGGTCGCTCTCCTTCCCGAGCCCGAGGAGGTGGACGCGCGCGGGCTTCTTCGCCGCCATGAACGCCTCGAACTCCGCCGTCGTCGTGGCGTCCTTCTTCATGGGGATGGCGCGGATGTAGTCGTCGAAGCCGAGGATGGATCGAGCCTTGTCGTCGAAGTCGGCGAGGGAGAGCTTCCCCTTCTGCAACGGCACGAGGATGTTCGCGCCCTTCGCGTGGATCTCGCGCACGCGGTCGGCGTACTTGGCGAGGCGGTCGGCGGTCTCGTCTTGGAACGCCACCTGATCGGGGGCGACGGCGTAGAGCTGGCGGCCGAGCGAGGACGCGAGGCTGTCGTAGAGGTCGAGCCGCTTCGTCCACTCGGCGTCGGAGATGGGCGCCACGACGAGCGGCCCGATCGGCTTGTCGGGGTAGGGGAGGTCGCCGGCCTTGATCCCCTTCTTCGCGTTGTCCTTCCGCGCGGGGAAGTTGAAGTCGACCTCGGAGAACGCGCCGCTGTCGACGAACACCTTGGTTCGCGTGCCCTTGAGCGCGTGGAGCGCGCGCACGGCGTCGTCGCTCACCTCGTGGGCGGCGACACCGACGTTCCAGCCGATCGACGCGAACCCTTGGATCTCGCCTTCATGGTTGGAGCCCGACGCGAAGTAGTTGTCGAGGTTCACGCCGGCCTCGCCCGCCTCGTGCCGTTGCTCGGCCTCCGGCTTCGGTGGCGTGAAGTCGAGGGCGAGCTGCGCGTGCGGCGCGGGCTCGGCGTACTTGTACTCCCACGACCCGTCGACGCCGCGGCGTCGCGAGATGTACTTGTGGCCCGCGCGCTCGGCGCCGTAGCTCTTCTGCCAGCGGTCGTTCTCGTAGTCCCACCCCGCGCGCCTGTAGGGCGTGCCAGCGGCCTCGAGCGCCTTGCGGCACGTCCAGCACGGCTCGGCGCCGTCGGTGTCGGAGAGCCGCGTCATCGCGCCGCAACGTGGGCAGGGATCGGTGCCGCCCTTCTCGAGCCGCATGTCGATCACGAGCGGGTCCGCCTTGGTGAGCTTCTCGCCCTTCTTCTCGACGAGCTTGCGCTTGAACTCCGGCACCGTCATGGCCGTCATCGACCCGAAGAACCTCGGATCGTTGTAGTGCGCGAGGTATGCGGCCTTCGCCTCGCTGGCCGATGCGAAGCCGAGAAAACACTTGTCCTCGTCGTAGCCGCCGAAAGATCCATCCGGCTTCTTCTTCTGTTGGTGGACGACGTACACGCTCGTCGCGTGCTTGTCGGGGCCGATGTAGCAGTCGACGTGCTCGCCGTCGGCGGCTTCGGTGAGCCGGATGTAGCCGTAGGGGTAGCGCACCTTCGTGGCGCCCTTCTCCTTCGCCACGGGGTCGTACCAATGGCGCAGCGAGCCGCGGCGGTTCTCGATCGAGATCGGCATGCCGGCGAACGTCAGGCGCCCGTGGAGCTTGCGGGCGGCCTTCTCGAGCGGGCGCTCGCTCTTCTCGACGGCGGCCTTCATGCCGCGCACGATGGCGGCGTCGCCTTGCGCGCCTTCGTCGCTCTCTTCGTCCGGCTCCGCCTTCTTCGGTTGCAGCTCGCCGTCGATCCATTCCATGCCTGCGGGGACGCGCACGAGCACGCATCCGCACCACGGGTGGATCGCTTCGATCGTCGGCTTCCAATCGCGCTTCTTGCGGCCGACGTTGGAGCCGTTCGCGCGCAGCTCGGAGAGCTTGAAAATGATCGGCTGTCCGCCGCGCAGGTAGAGCCGCTTGCAGTCGGGGCAGGCGTCGGGGCGCGGCATCTTCGACACGAGCTGCTCGGCGCCGTCCTGCTTCTCGATCGTGCTCGCCGTGCCTTCTTGGATCGCGTTGTTGCTCTCCGTCATGGCGATGCGCTGCCAATCACGGGTCCAGTTGCCCATCGCGTGCCCGAGGTCGGATCGAAGGCTGTCGATCGTCTCGCGCCGCGCGCGGTTGCCGGCGGTCTTGTCGGCGATGATCTCCACCATGCGCTCGGGCGTGAGGTTCGCCTCGGCGCCGGTGACGGCCGCCATGACTTGCCCGGCGACGCGCGTGCCGAGCCCGACGACGTACTGGCCCGCGTGCTGGCGCGCGACCTCGACGGACGCCTTCTCTTGCTGCGAGAGCTGCAACGGGAGCTTGCGCTCCTCGACGAGCTTGGCGATCTCCGCCGGGCTCTTCGTCGCGAGCTTCGGGTCGCGCAAGAGCGCGACGAGCTGGCCGTAGGCGAAGGCGTCGTCGATGAGCTGCGGGCCGTCAGGGACGGCGACGCCGGCGCCGCGGAGGTCTTTCAGGAGGTCGGGCGGGAGGGCCTTGTGGCCGAAGACGGCGATGGCGATGGCTGCGTGGTAACGCGCGATGATCGCGCGCACCGCTTGCAGCTTCTCGGCCGTCCACAACGCCACGCGGGGTTCTCCTCCGCGGCGCTACTTCAAGGCCGCGGCGATGTCGTCGATCATGGCGCCCATGAGGTTCTCGTAGAGCTTGGTCGCCCGATCGATGCCCTCTTGCGGCGCCCGGTGCCGGAGCTTCGGCGGGGCCTTCTCACTCTTCTCGAGGTCGCCGTGCGTGCATCCCGCGTGCGGGTCCACGCCGAGCCGCGCTGCAACCGCCGAAGCGAGCTTCGCCCGAACGTCGGGGGTGTCCTCGACGCCGGGCGGTAGCTCGACACGGATGCGGGCCTTCACGGCGCGCAGCTCACTCGAAGCGGCGATCGACGTGCGCCGTGGCCGTGAGGTCCGCGGCCGCAGTCGCGACGGCCGAGACGGCGATCTCGATGAGGTCGCCCGCCTCCACCTTCGCCAGCGCGTCGGTCGTCGGGAGCCCGACGAGCTGCGCGGGGTCCACGGCGTCGTGCGCGATCGAGACCGACGCCACGACGACGCCGTTCTTCTTGACCTCGACGACGGACGGGCCGGCGCCGGTACCGCACGTGCCGAGGCGCGCGCGGAGGTTGCGGATCGCCATGGGGCCGTCGGCGAGGAACTGCTGCTTCGTGCCCGTCGAGATGGCGCCGGCTTGCGAGCCGGTGACGTCGAGGGGCATCTGCAAGCCCTGCACGACGTTGGCGTGCTCGGCAGGGGTGAGGGTCGTCTTCAAGGTCATCTGCGTCTCCTTCGGGGCACGCCCGTAGTGGTTCGAGATCCGATGCTACACGCCCGTGAGCGCGTACAACACGGTCGCGTCTTCGGTGCCGGGGTTGTCTACCACGAGCGCCGTGACGGCGCCCTCGAGATAGAGGACGCCGCGGCCGCTCGTTGCTTTCTTGACGGCGATGTTCTCCGCGCCGCCGTTGATGCGCACGTTGATGTCCTTGTCGCTGGCGACGAGGACGAAGCCGGCGGTGGTCACGCCACCGAACGGGATGATGGCGCCAACGACGCCCGCGGCGACCTTGCGCATGCCGCTGTTCTCGTAGGACACGACGGTAGCCAAGTCCTCGGAACGATCCATGTTGCCGGGGTCAAAGAGCTTCTGCGCCTCGACGTCGCCGGAGATGAGCAGCTTGAGGGACCGCAGGAGCTTCACAAGTCGACCTCGAGATCCAGCACGCGGAGAGCGCGCCCTTGCGCGCGAGAGAGGCCGTAGCCGCTCTTCTGGACCGCATCGTCGCCTCCGGCGCCGTCCGGGTCAACGTCGCCTTGCGAGCCGTCGTCCGAGCCGCCGGGAGCGTCCGCCCACGGCGGCTGTCCGTCCATCTGCGGCGAGCCCGGCGGCGTGCCGTAGCCCTGCCCGCCTTGCTGCGCCTGTTGCTTCTCGGCGGCCTTGGCGTTCGCCCATTGGAGCCAAGTTGGATCGAGAATGACGTCGCCGAGCGACTCGGGGAGCGGATCTTCGCCGCGCTCCTTGCGCACCTCGTTGACGGTCTTGACGCTCTTGACCTCTTTCGTCTGCAAGTCGATGAGCGCCTCGGCGGTGCGCGCGTTCACGCCGGCGAACTCGATCCTGAATCGGTCGTCGAGCTTGCTCACCACCTTGTCGTTGAGCTGCTCGCACACGAACTTCGCCAGCGGCACGAGCCCCTTGTCCTTCGACTGCGAGAGCTTGTCGGCCTGCGAGCCCTCGGACATCGCCGACGTCTGCCCGCCGTTGCCGAACTGAAAGCCGATCTCCTCGGGGGCGATCTGGCACACGGCGCACGTCACCTTGAGGAGCCAATCGATCCAAGCCGCGAACTCCATGTCGCGGTTGCTCGTCTGCATGTTCAACCACTGAACGTCCTCGGCGTTCACGACGGGCGTGCGCCAAGCGTTCTGCACGCCGGTGATCATCGCGTACCACTGACGACGGAACGCGATCAGCTCCTTCTCGGGGATGGCGCCCTTGAAGTTGAGCAAGCCCTTCGCGACCGAGCCCTGCGAAAAGAACTTGGCGTTGTAGTCGATGCCCCACAGGAGCGCGGTGACGATGCTGATCAGCATCTCAAGCTCGGGCATGCCGTAGCCGCTGTAGCGGATGTCGCTGCGCGGGTTGCGGATGCCGAAGATCATCTCGGGCTCGGTGAACTCCGCGATGATCGTGTCGTCGTAAATCTGCACGTATTGGATCGACTCGTCGAGGTAGTCCACCTCGTCGAGCGTGTCCGATACGCGGATGGTCGCCGCGTCGAGCGCGCGCAGGTACGCGGGCGCGTTGCCGTCTTTGCGCGGCACGATCTCCGTCGTGAACTGATCGTAGACGAGGCTGTCCCACATCGACTTGCGCATCCACGCGCCGAACTTGTCGCGCTTGATGGTCAGCTCTGGATCTCCCATGCCGATCATCCACCTCGACAGCTCGTCAGCGCGGCGTTGGAGCTTCTTGGAGAGGTCTTGGCGCTTGTCCTTGAGCACGAACTTGAACCCGACGCTGTGCTCGTCGGGTTGCGGCTCGCAGAACGCCGCCATCTGGTTCAAGCGCGTCTGCAAGTAGGCGGAGAACGGCGGGACGCGCCGGGCCATCTCGCCGAGGGTGCGGAACGTGAGCGCGCTCGGCCGCTCGCGGAAGCCCATCTGATCGAGCGCGGTGAACGGGTCGTAGAGCAAGCCCTTGGGGTCGGCGGCCGTCGTCTGTTGGAGCTGGCCGGGGCGCGGGGCGCCGGGCTCTGCCTTGTTGAGCATGCCGCCGAGCATCGGGCCGAGCTGCTGTTGGATCTGCGCCTCGACGAGCCGCTCGATCGCCTCGCCGGTGGCGTCATGCACGGCTTGCGACAGCTTCGACTCGATCGCCGTCGCCATCATGGCGCGGATCTGCTCTGGCTTGATGAGATCCAACACCGTCGGCCTCCGCTAGTAGCCCGCGGACACGCCGGCGGGTGTGAGCCGCAGAGCGGCGAGGGTCTCCCGCAGGGTACGCCGCGTCACGGCGAGGCGCGAGAGCCCTTCGCGGAGCTGCGGGTTGCGCTCGCTGGCCGACGCGAGGGCGGCCGCGGCGAAGGCGACGACGGCATCGGGGTCGGGCTCGCCGGCGGCCATGCTCTTGCGCAGATCGAGCGACACGGTGGGGCGCTGCCCCGGCTGGACCGAGCGCGCGATCATCTTGGCGACGGGGTTGTCCTCCGCCTGCATGAGCTGCTGCCGGTAGCCGTCCTTCACGGCCGCGACGACGGCGCTCTTCGCCAGCTCGAGGGTGGCGCCGTGCTGCCGCGGCTTCTGGTAGGCGAGCGTGTGCCGGGCCGGGTCGGCGTCGAGCACGCCACGCGCGCCAGCGCCGACGGGAGCGGCCTCGGGCGCGCGGATCCAGCGCGGGCGATCCACGGTGGTGTCGACCATGCCGGCGCCGAGCCCGTCGTACAGGCCGGCCGGTGCCGGCGGGCCGGCGGAGCGGTCTTGGAAGCGGGAGATGCCCACCTCGTGATCCATGCTCTTGCCCATGTGACCTCGCACGCGGGCCTCGAGCGCCGCGTTCTCCTTCGCGTCGAACTTGGGAGCGCCCTTGCCCTCGGGGCTCTTGTGCATGTCGGGCGAGTAGCCGCGCATCTTGTGCCCCTCGTCCGCCGACTTGAAGGCGTCCTTCACGCCGTCGTGCGCGATCTGATCCCACGACCGCGGCCCACTCGGCTTCTCGCCGGTGGCCTTCACGCGCTCGGAGCTGGCGACGGATTCGTGAGCGCCGGTCATGTCGCCGTGGTGCTCGGAGAGGGCGCGGTGCGTGGCGTGCGACTTGTCGGCGCCCTCCGTCCGGCCCCTCGCGATCTTGTCCGCGGCGAAGGTGTGGTGCGAGCGCGTGGAGCGGTGCGCGATGGCGGCCTCTTCGTGGTCCTTCCCGCTCCACCCCTTCGTGTGCTTGTTGAAGTCCTCGGCGCTCGCGTGCGTGGCGTGGATCGTCTTGCCGCTCGAGGTCTCGCCGATGCTCACGGCGCCGCTCTTCTTCGGCTTCGGGGGCGGCTTCTCGCCTCCGCCCGCAGCCTCGGCGGCCGCCTCTTGGTGGCGTCCCTGCGTCGGCGCCTTCCGCACGTGCTCCGGCGCGGTCTCGACGGCGCGCTTCGCGCGCTCCTGCGCTTCGCCAAGCACCTCGCGGGCGTGACGGTGCGACGCCTTGTCCGTCGATGAGCCCATCGAATGCGTCGCCATGTCGGCGAGCCCGGCGGCCTTGCTCGCATGCGCGGTCGCCTCGTGGAAGCCGAGCTTCGTCTCGAGGTGGTCGTGCAGCGCCTTGAACTTCGCGTGCGCGCCCTCGAAGTGCTCCCTCTTCGTCATCTTCTCCGGCTTGAGGTTCGCGACGGCCTCGTGCAGCTTGTCGACGTGCGACTTGGCCTCGCCGCCGACCTTGTGCGTCGCGGCGGCCGACGCGGGCTCGCCCTGCTCGTCGGAGCGCGCGTTGACGGAATCGATCCAATGACCGTGCGCCTTCTCGTCGTGCTCCTTCGCCATGTTCTCGTGGAGCGTGGAGAACTTGGTGCCGCCGATGCTCACGCTCGCGCCGGGCTTCTCGAACGCCGACGAAGCCTCGCGCTGCGCGTGACCGGCAGCCTTGTGCGCCGCGTGCGCGAGCTGGTGGTCGGTGCTGTCGCCGCTCTTGTCGGCCTTGGCCGACGCCTCGCGCGCCGCCATGGTCTTCTGCACCGCCTTGCTGGCGACGCCGTGAGCCTCATCGACGGGATCGGGCGCCTTCGGCGCAGCGGCGGCCGCTGCCTTCGCCTTCTTCGCCGCTTTCCGCTCGCCGGCGAGGTGCTTGAACCCGGCGGCTTCGTCGCGGTGGCTCTTCGCGGCGTCGCGGTGCTCGGTCGCCAGCGGGCCGGAGACGTGCGCGGCCGCGGCCTTGTCGTGGGCCGTCGCTGCCAGCTCGTGATGTGCGGGGTTGGATCGCTTGTTCGCCGCGGCGCCGATGCGATGGGCATCGGCGGAGAGGTCGTTCGCGGCCGCGCGCGCCGCGTTGACGGCATCGCCGGGCTTGGTCGCCTCGGGGCGCGGCGTGTTGCGCGGCTTGTCGGCGTAGGGGAGCCCGGCGGCGGGGTTGCCGAACTTGGCGGCCGCGTCGGCATGCTTGTGCATCTCGGCGCGGTGCTTGTCGAGGTGCTCACGCCGGTCGGCGGAGTCTTCGTGCGTGTCGATGATGTCGTTGACGACTCCGGCGTGCGCGCTCGCGGCGTCGGCGTGGTCCTGCCCGCCGAACGAGGCGTGAGCCGCGTGGTCGAACGAGCCTTGGATCGGCTTGCCGCTCGCCGTGTTGCCGTAGTCGTAGTGGTAGCTGCCCGGAGCGCCCGTGCGCTTGATGTACTTGTGGCCGGGGCGCTCGCCGCCTCCACCGCCACCACCGCCGAAGAGGCCGAGCTGCGAGGCTTTCAGGAGGTCGGTTGCTTCACGGGTGCTCATGGGCGGTCCTCACGGTAGGGGATGACGGATCGACTCTAGCGCGCTGCCTTGGCGAGCGCGCGGGTCATGTCGCGAAGCT